ACTTTTGTAGCTACTTAGCCATTCTTTTTCATCCTGTTACCCAAAGTGAAAATACCGACACTGACAGATACACCTGTGGCACTCAATCCAAAATAAGCCCAAGTATCTTTTGGATCTGCAAAAATACCACATACAAGCATACTTAGCGCCCAACCTAGCCAATAAACTGATTGTGATAAATAGTGGCGCAAAAACAGTTTCTTCAACTTAAAATTCATCTTCAATACTCTCCTCAGTTTCTTTTTCTATCAATAAAGGGCAATAGCCACCGTTAATTGGTGACATCGTTTTACAGCAAAATCCGCAACTTACGCATAGCATGATTTACTCCTTAAAAAATCTGCCTTGGAACTCGTTTGCCAAGATCTTTATAGTGATTGGCTTCACACTCAGGAGAGCAGAAACAGTTTCCTGTCTCTTCCTCTTCTTCGTCAAGCTCCGTATGTCCTTCTGACTCAGGATCATACTTGCCACCGCAATATGAGCAAGTATTCAAGCCGTCATCAATCTCAGAGCCATTCTTGTCAACATTTCCCATTATTTTTTTCGCTTTGTACTTCTGGTTTAATCTATACCTACGATTGCGCTCAACCTGACTCATCGGTTCATCACCTATAGTTGGCGGATGTGCGGGGCGATCGCCCTCCGTGCAGCTAAAACCACACTTACAGCGATATGTTTGCGCCCCTGATTTCTTCTGTTTACCATTGCGTCGCATCGGGCGATCGCAATGGTAGGGGTTGTTAGGGTTAGGTGCTGGCATGGATAATAATTACTCTAATAGGATTTTTGCCTTTGTTGTAAAGCATGGGTATGTCTTTCTTTCCTGTCTTTGTATTGAATCCAACCATGCGATCGGGATGGTTTTTGAACTCTTCTACAGTCATAGTGCGAACGTTATAGCCTGAGGTTCCTAGCATTTCTTAACTCTTATAAATTAATAGAGGGGCGCTACTCCCTCATGTGCGCTGATATGTGGTTAAACAGGAACAATATTAATACGACGCTTAATTGCATCGGTGGCGATCTTCACCTGTTCTTCCATTTCTACTAATACAGCTTGACGAGATTGAGCTTTAACGTCAACATCCCCAAAAACATCATTTAGCCCTTTGTAACGAACAAGAAACTTCTTGTAAACGTCAAGATATTCATAAGCTTCAAGCATCAAACCGTTTTGCAGACGCAGTTTGAAGCCGATACTTGCGCTTAGCATGGCATCTTCTAGCCATTTAATTGAGTTCTTGCCACCTGCGTTGAAATCTTGTGTTAGTTCAGTGATAATTTGCATTGTCTTGTCGCTCCGTTGCGTGTGATTGATTACTTTATAGTTTTAGTGTTGAATGAGGGGCGCTACTCCCTCGGTTTGTATAGCGCGGTGGATTTAAAATGTAGCCATTCTCATGCTTGTGTATTTCGCTAGAGATTGTGCTTTTTCGTAGCTAGTAAAGTAATTTGTGTCGTTCATAAATCCAACTGTTACAGCGCATTTGCAGCCCTTAAACGTTGTCACAGTCGCGTCATTCATCCCGAATGAGTACTGTTTCTTTTGTGGGGTATTGTGCTGTGCACATCTGTCTACACCCTTTACTTCAGCGCCATCTTGCAAAGGATTTTTAACAAGCTTGACTTCATTAGCCCAAATCTCTCTAGCCCTTGCGGTTGATACAGTCCAAGAAGATGGTTCAATCTCGTAAGAGATCTTGGTGGTTTCGTCTTGCACTTCAAATTTTAGGTTGTTGATTGAGTGAGTTGAGTTAGTCATTGCTTTGTTCCTGTGTTATTTGGTATATGAGTAATATAATTGATTACGCTAGTAATGTCAAACATATTTTTAAAATGGTTTTGTCATGATGTTGTTCCTGTGTTATAAATTAAATCTTCGAGAGTAAGCCAGTTAGTGGATAAGCGGTAGAGGCTGAATAGTCCCCAAGACCAAGGGACATCTAGGTGCAAATCCTAGCTCTCGTCTTACAATCAATTTTGATCCTTGGTAGGGATTGAAAGCCTATAATAAAACCACACTCCCAGAAGGATCGCCGCTATGCCAATGAAACCAATGAAGCCCAAAAAGCCCAAAAAACCAAAGCCTAAGTATGCTTAGCCAACAAAAAAGCGATCGCATCGGATCGCTTTTTTGTTGGCTATTTTAATTCCTGATAAGGATTAAAATAGTGTATTCCGACATTAAAACGCATGATTAAAGTCTTTGACATCACAGGAACAACAGCCATTAGGCAAGACTTAGCCGATCGCCTATACGAAATACTCTACTTAGAGCTAAAGACAAATTATCAGCCTACGATAGTTGATTTTAGTGGTGTAGATTTTGCACTATGCCTATTTCTCCATGTCGCTATCGGACGGCTTTACAATCAAATACCTGCAAATGTGATTGAGCGCAAATTACAAATCGTTGGCATGAACGAAAGTGTCGCGAGCGTGTGCGATCACTGCAAGGAGAAGTGGGTATGAAAGCACTTATTACCCATTGGCAAGAATCAGGAGACTGGCAGATCGCAAAGCTAAAGCTCATTGCTTTCCTGAGCGGGCGATCGCCCAAATTCTATAGCCTCCGACACATTGAAATATGCACACAAATTGATACTGCTTTGCTCAAATATTTGCTTGCAGATATACCAGAAATTGAGTGCATTGAAGAAAACTATCGCATTGTAATTAAGCCTCCAAAACCTCGCAAACTTAGCACGTACCAGCGCAAAATCAAAGAGCTTAATCAACTGCGGGAACGTGCTGCCAATCATGCGATCGCCAGAGGTGTACCAAAGACCAAGGCGAAACTTGCAGCGATGGGAGCTTTTAGGGATGTTTGAATTTACGGTATATGGTCAACCAGTGCCGTATTGCCGCACTACACAGGCAGCTAAATTTAGCGCCAAATATAAGCGATATCAGCAATATAAGGATTGCATTGTGTTAGCTTTTCTCGATCAATGCAAAGGTGATTGGGGCCATCCAAAACCATTAACTACTGTGAAGGGACAGAAGACTAAAGTCGATATTGTGATCTACTTTAAGAATTATGCCCATGGCGATCCTTCAAACATACACAAGGCGATTGAGGATGCATTATTTGCTAACGACAAATACTGCTCTGGAAGTTTTGATTATTTTTATGACACTATTAACCCTCGCGTTGAAGTAACTATCAGCTAATCAAGGATAGAATTATAGCCTATAATATTATGTATATATTAATTCTATTCTTGATATGCATACTAAAGAGAAGGCAGCTATTTTGATTTCTAGAGGCTTTGAGCCAATTCCAGATCTTCACGGATATTGGTGCAATAAAGAAGGCGAAATTGCTTCAAGCGCTAACAGAGAAAAGTCTCAACCTAGGATTTTATGTCCTTTGATTATTAATTCTGGCTATAAAACGGTACATGTTGAAGTGGAGGGAAAAGGAAAAAGGTTTACTGTGCACAAGCTTGTTGCTTTAACTTTTATTCAAAATCCTCATGGATACAGTTGCATTGATCATCTTGATTCAGATAAATTAAATAATTGCGCCGACAATTTGGAGTGGGTTACTCAAAAGGAGAATATAAGGCGATGTATAGAGAAAGGTCGATTCCCTTCAAAAAAGGGTGAGTTAGGAAGCAAAGCCAAGCTTACCGAAGATCAAGTGAAAGAAATTTATCAACGCATGTCCAGAGGAGAGTCAACAGCAAATTTAGCTAATGAATTTGGCGTTAAGTATAACGCAATTAAAGCAATTTATTCTGGAGTTAACTGGAGTCACTTAGGACTCATCCCACGATTCAAAGGCAAGGCAATTGGCGAGAATGTTGGCAATGCTAAGTTAACCGATAATCAAGCTGATGAAATTAAATTGTTATTATCAAACGGTATTAAAGTGCCTGAAATTGCTAAACGTTTTAACGTCTCAAAATCTTGTATTCAACATATTAAAATGGGGCGTTGTAGAAAATAATGTTTTTAAAGCTTGTGCGGATAGTTTATTTGCTTGCGATAAATATTGCGAAGGATCTTTCAGGTTTGATTATGACAAAGATAATCCAAGGGTAGAGATACAGATAAGTTAGTCATATCAACCATAAAACTGTATAATACATAGTATAATAGTATAAGCAAATATGGTATTGCAATATATTTTGATCCTTGGTAGGGATTGAAAGGACTGGACGCTAGCTAGACTAAAATATATTTACCGTAGATGTACGAGAATATTTATTTATGTATGGAATTGATTCGGAGGATAGCGTCACAGCCTTGGCTAGTGCGCTTAGCTACTGGGTTTTTCGCTGTAGAGATAAGGCTAAAAGCCCTGCGATGGGTTTAAAAACTTGGGAATACTTTCAGAGCAGTATCAAAAACGCTGCTATCCCCTCTCGTAATCTTGATGATTACATAGAAGCCTTGACCAATAAGCTAATCGTTGCTCACCTTAACCCGAAGGAATGGACTCGCATTATTTCGCCTAATCAAGTAATTTTGCGGGCTAATGTCAATGCCGAGGGCGGGCTAGATGATATCAAACAGATTGACAGCGATCAATCTTTGCAATGGCTCGGATGGCAAGACATTCTTAATTCCCTTAAGCCTGAAGGGATAAGCGATCGCCAAATCCTGAATACGTGCAGATCTAAACCACACATTATTACGACTTTTTGCCGTGTTCGCTTTGAATGCGATCGCGCTTTGAATATTCCAGAAGAAACAGAAAATACTCTAGATGTAGAGGCTAACGATGCTTAATTACAATCCCCACGATCGCCACAATATCAAGTTGCATTTGCAGATTACTTTGCTACAGCCTATGTCGCACATTAGCGAAAGCGTAGGTAATCAAACTAATTTACGCACGATGAAGGTGACAGATTTAGAGGGTAATCCTTCTGAAGTATTCACGCTCTCTGGCAACTCCCTACGCAATCGTATTTTAAGGCGATGCGGTATTGATTCCTTCCTATCTCAAATCGGTGTACAAGTATCGCCAACGATGCACCATGCTTTATTTTGTGGCGGCGCGATTGATGGAGGCACGGGCAACGATTTGGATTTGGATAAAAAGATCCGTCAGCTTTTGCCATGCCTATCAGTACTAGGAACTGCAAAACCAAAAGGCTTGTTTGGTGTTGGTGATGCTCAGATGGTGCATGGTCGGATCGCCGTTGGTGATGCGTATCTTGCCTGTGTAGAGAGCGCTGAATACATCTATCGACAATTTCCACCTGCGTTACCCATTGATGTTATTTCGGCGTTAGAGCAGATCGTTGATGGCAAGGATTTACAGCACTCGCAACGGGTTAATCAATGGCTAGGGATTGATACTAAAGTCAATCAATACGATCTCAAGGCTTTGCTTGATGAGTGGCTCCCATACTTAGGTGAGAAGTTGCGATATTACTCCGATTGGCTTACCTACAGCCAAAAAACGCGGCGCGATTCTCTTCACGATCCTAACTTTGCTAAGCACTTGATTGGTGCTAGTCCACAGCCAAAAATCGGACAGGGCGATCTTTTTGTAGTAGCTGATGATTCCCCCAAAAAGAAGCCAGAAAAAGAGAAATCGCAACAAATGATCATGGGTAATTGGCTACTCCAAACAGGTGCTACCTTATACAGCTATTGGAGCGCAAACGTCACCAGAATCGAAGAAGGATTTATTGCTGATGCGTTACTCAAGTTTGCTGAATCGCCATATTTAGGCGGTCAATCTGGAACAGGTTGCGGATTATGCTCTATGCAATTTTGGTTTGAGACTGCTGACGGTGATCGCGGCGAGTTTATGACAATTACACCTCACGCGCAAAAACTAAGCGATCGCGCTTCTGAATCTCATGCAAGGTATAAAGAATATCTTGAAGATTACAAAGGGTTTCTAGCTGATTCCAAGAGCGATATCAGGAGTTTACTTAATGGGTAGTACAAACTATTTTAATTTATGTATTGCATAAATTAAAATAGTTTGCTATATTGATATTCATGAGGCAAGGGCAGCCACCCAAACCTCACTCAAACCCACTAACACAAAGCCATGAACACCAGCCAAATCGCACAAATCGCAACCTCACTCAATGTCTCCCCAAACCAAATCAAAAGAGCCGAAGAATGGGCAAACGTTTTGTTCGTTGTGGTTGTTGGCAAGGGCTCTCGATTCGTATCCAAAAAGGTATTAAAAATGGAAATGACCCAAATGACCCGTTCGCAATTAGCCAAGAAGATCGCTGCCGATCTAGATTGTACTACCAAAATCTGGGAAAAAGGCGGCAAAGTCCGAGTTTATCTTTCCCATCGCGGCAAAGATTACGGATTTGTTGAAATCACCGCTAAGGGCGTAGAATTTGCGCTCACGGGCTATGCAAATAACGCTTATGGCTCCGATATCCGCAATTCGGCTGAGGGCATTGAAATCAACGAACCATCAGCAGTTGTAGGCGATGTCCGCCGCCTTACCAGTGAAGAAGCCGACCAACTAGCGGCAACGTCTCGCGGCAAAGCTAACGACACCGAACGCGCTCTAAATGCCATGTATGGCAGAGGCGGATGGGATCGTTGGGATCGTGAAGATTACGAAGGTTAGAGACGAAGCGCCGCCCGTAGCGTCTAATACGGATAGTAAATATTATTGAAGAAAGAAAATGAAAAGCTATCAAGAAGTACAGACTGAAGCAATTGCAATCTATGGATCTAATATTGCAGTTTTGCCAAAAGGTAGAAATGTTTTTGCATCCCGCGCCCAAGCATTCCTTTCATATTTAGGAGAGATCCAAGATGGTGAAGGGCATTCATATTTAATCTATAAAAAATAATGCCAGACCCTACCCCTCGCAATCCCAAAGGGGCAGGGCGCAAGCCTAGCCCCGACGAACCGAAACCCACCCAGAGTTTTCGCTCCGATCCAGACATCAAAACCTATCTTGCCACCATCCCTACAGGCGAAAAAACCAGAATCATCAATCAAGCAATCAGAGAGTATATATTGAGGCAAAACCAATCACATGATTAAT